CTCCTGGATTCCCTTCCGCCCGACCCCCAGATGGTACTCCCTCTGGGGGACGCCCTTTTGAACGCTATTCGATCGAATCCCGCACTAGCCGTCTCAGGCGGCCTTGTGGTGAAGAAGACCGAGGACGGCCTTGAAATCCGCCTTCCGGACAAGCTGAGCGCCCTGTCGAAGCTTTCGGACATCCTGGGTCTCGCGAAGTCCGGCCTGGAGATTTCCGGCTCCCTGGAGGTGGACGTGGTGACTCCCGAGTCCATCGCCGCGGCACGGAAACTGGCGGAAGCCATCGCCGCCGGTGAGCCGTCGAAAACGGGGGAACAGGAATGCCTGCCGCTGGAAACGGAATAGTGGAGCTTGCGGCCCGGTTCGCCGCCGGAAGAAAAAGTTTCGTCGCCTTTCCGGAACGAAACATTACGCCTGCGAAGGCTTCCGGGAGTCGGGCAAGAGCGAGATCGTTTTCCGGGCGAACCTGATCCATGCCTTGACGTTTCCGGAGGACGGGCGGCGGTTCATCGTCCTGATCTGCGCCTCCCAGGGGCTGGCCTCGGACCGCTTGAAGGACAGCACGAAAGAGTTCATGACACGGCCGGAACTGTGCAGCCAGGTGGAGACCATCGTCGAGGATTCGGGGAAGGCGTTCGAGGTTCGGTACAGGGACGGCGGTTCGGTCCGGATCATGGCTTTCGGCAAGGGGACGTCGATCCGGGGGCTGAAGTGGGGATCGAAACGGCCGGACCTGATCCTGATCGACGATCCCCAGGACGAGGCGGACGCGACCTCGGAAAAGATCTCTGACCGGGACTGGAAGTGGTTCCTGAGCGACGTGAAGTTCCTGGGCAAGAGCGCGCGGATTTTTCTTATCGGGAACAATCTCGGAGAACGGTGCATCCTGGAGCGGATCATGTCTCCGGAAGGGGCGGAGGCCATGGAGTTCGAGACGCACAGGATCCCTGCCCTGGACGAGAACGACCGGTCGAACTGGCCGGAGATGTTTCCTACGGAATTCCTGCTCGACGAACGGGAGAAGTTCAGTTCCCTGGGATTCCGGGACGTATGGTTCCGGGAACGGATGTGCAAAAACCTTTCTCCGGAGAGCCAGCGCTTTCGGAAGGATATGTTCCGGTACTACGACCCTGTGGGATTCCGCCTTGACGACAAGTCGGTCTATCTGCTGAACGACCTGGCATCGAGCGAAGCGAACAGCGCGGACGACAGCGTGTGCATGGCTGTGGCGGTGAACAGCGAGAACCATATTTTCGTTCTGGACTGCTGGTTCCGGCAGGGAGCGCCGGCGGAGCACATGGACGAGATTTTCCGGATGGTGTCCCAGTGGAAGCCTGTGTCCGTCGGGATCGAAAACGTGGGGTGGCAGCGGGCGATGAAACCTTTTCTTGAACGGGAGATGCCGAAGCGGAACATCTTCTTCCGGGTTGACCTTCTCCAGGCCGCCGGGAAGAAGGAGCTGCGGATCGACGCCCTGCGGCCGCGCTTCGCCTGCGGGAGCGTGTGGTTTCCCTACGGCGGTATGGAATGGGTGACGAAGCTGGAAAGGCAGCTGCTGGCGTTTCCCATGGTGATCCATGACGACCTGGCGGATACGCTGGCCTATGCGCCGCAGATCATGATCCCTCCCAGAAAGCAGGGATCTGTACGAAAAATGCCGAAGGCGGGGGTGATGTGATGGCGGGCAGGATAGACCGGGCGGGGATCCTGAGCGCGGTGAAGAAGGACCTGGAGTGGGCGGAAACCTACTACACGGACACCGTTGAGCCCCTGCTCATCGAGCGGTACGAGATTTACAAGTCTTCCAAGAACCGGTACCGCCGGCTGTACCCGAAGCTGTCCCAGAAGAACGAGCTGCGGTCCTTCGATCTGTGGAGCGTGGTGGAATGGCTGATTCCCTCTCTGCTGAAGGCTTTCTTCGGGAGCGACACGATTCTTTCCGTGAACGGCATGGGTCCGGAGGACGCGGAACGGGCGGAGATGTTCGAAAAGTGGCTGCAGTGGCAGAACACGGTAAAGAACAAGGGGTACCGGATTTTCAAGGGTTGGTTCCAGAACGCCCTGGTTTCGAACCTGGGTATTCTGAAGTGCTGGTGGCGCCGGGACGAGGAGGAGCAGATCAAGGACGAGGTGCTCTCCTCGGAGCAGTTGGCCATGCTGGAGCATCGGCCCGATGTGACGATTCTCTCAGTGATGCCCGGTCCCTTCGTTACATTCGAGTCGTGGGACGTGAAGTGGAAGGAGTCGAAGCTGCTCAAGAACCACCCGGTGATCGAGACGCTCCGGCCCTGCGATTTCAGGTTCACCCCGGACGGCCGGACGTTGTCGGACTGTTCCCTTCAGGCCCACCGGAAGGTGGTGACCCTGGATTACCTGCGGAGGGAAGCGAAGAAAGGGATCTATGAGAAGGAGATGATCGAGGAGCTGGCGGAATCGGCCGCGGAATCGTGGCAGCCTTCGAATTTGGAGATTCTGCTGGACGAGGCGGCGGAGGATTCAGCCGGCCGCATGGAGGGTGAGAGGTCGCCGAAGCGGCGGTTTACGCTCTTCGAGTGTTTCACGAGGTTTGATCTGGACGGCGACGGCGAGCTCGAGGACATTATCGCGACGATCTGCGGGGACAAGCTGTTGAGGGTTGTGGAGAATCCCTGGGGCCGTTCTCCTTTTTTCGAGCTGGTTCCCTTCCAGGACGACAACAAGGTCTGGAGCGACGTGGGCCTTGCGGAGATCGTCGGGGATATCCAGGACGCAAACACGGCGTTCTTTCGGCAGATGGTGGTTTCCCTGGCGAACGCGAACGAGTCGAGGGGCATCGTGAATCTGGACTTGGTGA